AGGTCTAACGAGCAACTGAACTAAAGCGACCGGAAGCTATAATCCGGGTTCCTCGCCAACCGGGGCGTTAAGCCGGGTTCATGTCCCGAAAATCGCGGTCACGGGCACCGCAGAGCCGGCAGTTGAAAGGACTGCCTCCATTCCCTGTTTTGCCCGAAAGGACCATTTCGATGGCCAATACGATCCTCACGATCGACATGATCACCCGCGCCGCCGTGTCGCTGTTCAAAAACAGCAACATGTTCATCAAAAATCTGAACACCCAGTACGACGACAACTTCGCCGTCGATGGTGCCAAGATTGGCGACTCGCTGCGCATCCGCCTGCCGAACGACTTCACCGTACGCCATGGCGCGGCGCTGTCTTCGCAGGACACTTCTGAAAAGTTCACTTCGCTGAAGCTCCAGACGCAATCTGGTGTGGACGTTGCCTTCTCGACCGCCGAGCGCGCCTTGAAGATTGACGACTACTCCCAGCGCGTCCTCATGCCCATGATGAACAACCTCGCTGGCGACATCGCGGCTGACATCATGAGCGGTGCTGAAGGCGGCGTGTGCAACTACGTCTCGAACGTTGACGGCTCCAACAACGTCATCTCGCCGAACGCCGCCACGATCCTCCAGGCCCAGGCGTCGCTGAACGACAACTCGGCGCCGATGCAGCCCGGCCGCAAGCTGGTGGAAGATCCGTGGACGGAAGCCAACGTCGTGGCGACCCTCTCCGGCCTGTTCAATCCATCGCAGGCGATTTCGGAGCAGTATCGGTCCGGTCAGATGAAGAATGCCCTCGGGTTCGATTTCTTCATGGACCAGACGGTCATCAAGCACACGACCGGCTCCTATGACTCCAACGCGACGATGAGCAGCGCTGGCCAGACGGGTTCGACCATTACGGTCGGCGCCATCACCGGCACCCTGAACAAGGGTGACATCATCACGATCGATGGTGTCTATGGCGTCAACTTCGTCTTCAAGAAGACGACCGGCAAGCTGCGCCAGTTCGTTGTGACGGCGAATGTGGCTTCCGGTGCGACTTCGATCCCGATCTACCCGGCCATCGTTCCCCCGAACGCCGGCCAGGCAGTGCAGTATCAGACCGTCACCGCGTCGCCGGCCAACGCCGCCGCCGTGCGTCTGGCCAGCAAGGCTTCGGAAACGTACCGCAAGAACCTTGCCTACGCTCCCGAAGCGGTCACGCTGGCCACTGCCGACCTCGTGCTGCCGAAGGGCGTCCACGAGGCCGCGCGTCGCAACTACGACGGCATTTCGATGCGCATGATCACCGATTACGTCATCGGCACCGATCAGCTCGCGACGCGCCTCGATGTGATCTACGGCTATCTCTACGTCCGCCCCGAGTGGCTGTGTGTTGTAAGCGATAAAATTTGATCACTGATTTGAAGTAGTATATGGTGCCTCTGTTCTAACCGACGGAGGCACCAGTGAAATACAAGATTGATATCACCGGAATGAAATTCGGAAAATGGACGGTAGAGTCGTTCGATGATTCCGGGAAAAAACTTCCGCATTGGAATTGTGTTTGTGAATGCGGAACTCGCAGAAGCGTATGGGCGGCTGATCTAAAGCGCGGCCACTCAAACAACTGCGGTTGCGAGAAGAAAAAGCGTTGGGCTGAAGCCAATACGACGCATGATATGAGCCGTCATCCAGCCTATCGAAGCTGGCTCTATATGAGATCACGTTGCGAAAACCCAAATGACGATGGGTACGCGCTTTATGGCGGTCGCGGCATAGAGGTTTGCCAGCAGTGGGCGACATTCCCGCAATTCTGGCAGGACATGAAAAACACTTGGGCTGTCGGCTTGTCCCTTGATCGTATCGACGTCAATGGACCGTACAGTCCAGGAAATTGTCGCTGGGCTACGGCGAAAGAGCAAGCCGACAATCGCCGCGACAAGCGGCTCATTGATACGCCGAAAGGTAAGATGAAGGTAGAGGAAGCGTCTCGCATTTTCGGGGTGTCAATACCGACTTTGCGCTCTCGCATTCGCTATGGATGGACTGACCCCGAAAAAATGGTTTCCAAGCCAAGACCAAACGGCAGGTGAATGACCCGCTACCCGCTTCTCCGCTACCATAACCGCACCGGCCAGCAACGGCTGGTGATGAGCGCGCAGGAGGAGGCAGAGTTAGACCCAAGTTGGGGTCCACCTCAGCCCGACGTGCGCTACCCGATCAACCCCGTGCCGATCACTGAGGCGCGGAAGACGCCGCCCGTTTTCTCCATCGAAATACCGGATGCCAAATGACATTCCAGATGTATCCCATGGCGGTCTACTCCCCAGAGGGGCAGATGTTCATTGTCGAAGACGACGAGGAACGCGCCGCGCTGGTGGCACAATGGAAAGTTGTGCCCGAAGAAGGGGATGAAGCTGGCGCCTCCGAACCCGGCGAAACCGTCAAGCGCGGCCCGGGCCGTCCGAAAAAGAACCCATGACAACCGCGCTCGACCTGATCACGGGAGCAATGGACGACGCCGGCATTATCGGCGTTGGCCAGACCCCGTTGTCGGAAGACACCAACAAGGCGCTCGGTCGACTCAATGCGATGATTGCCCAATGGTCGCGTCGGCGCTGGCTTGTCTATCACCTGGTTGATATCGTCTTCACCGGAACCGGCGCACTTTCCTATAGCATCGGTCCTGGTGGCGACATTCCCCAGAACCGTCCTGACCGGATCGAATCCGGGTATTTTCGCCAGCTTGCCGGCCTGCCGGGCAACAATGTCGATTACCCGCTGGCCATCCTGCAATCGCGGGAGGACTATAACCAGATCGTGCTGAAGACGATGGCCTCCGTTCCGGCTTACGTCTTCTACGATTCCGGTTTTCCGCTCGGCAATATCTTCATATGGCCGCTGCCCAACAGCACCTATGAAATGCATCTGTCGGTGAAGCCGGCCCTCCAGAGTTTCCCGGCGCTCAACACTGAATTCGCCCTCCCGCCGGAGTATGAGGAGGCTATCCGTCTCAATCTCGCGGTTCGGCTACGTGTCGCCTACCAATTGCAACCAGACGCCAGCCTGATCGGCTTGGCCAAGGTTGCGCTGAACACGATCAAGAATACGAATGCACAGATCCCGCTGCTTCAGATGCCAAGCGACCTGGTGCGCGGCAACATCTACAACATCTTCAGCGACACGTCGAACTGATGCGCATTCTCCTTCTTGGCGGCGCGTACCAGTCTCGGAACCTGATTGCCGGCGCCCAGCGCTCGGTCAACCTGTATTCTGAAATTAACCCCGCCGAAGGGTCGCCACCTGTCCCGGTGACGCATTACCCCACTCCCGGTCTGCGCCCGGTGTCTCAGGCGCCGATCGTGGGTCGCTATAGGGCGCTTTATCGGGCTTCGAATGGTGACCTCTATGCGGTCATCAATGCGTCGGTCTACTTCATCTCGCCGGACTACAATTGGACTCTTCTCGGCAGCATCACATTTGGCGTTAACACGGTGTGCTGCGCGGATAACGGTCTCTGCGTCGTTCTCGTGGATGGAACGTCGAACGGCTACGCCATAGACATGGCGACCAAGGCATTCGGCCAGATCACGGACCCGTCCTTTTATGGCGGCACGAGCGTCGATTACCTCGATACGTATTTCATCCTGAACCGCCCGAACACGGCGCAGTTCTATATCTCCCTGTCGCTCGTCACCTTTCAAATGCTGACGGGCACCGTTGGCGCAATCTACCAAGGGTCCATCGTCACCGGGGGAGCCGGCTACACCAATGGCACCTATACCAACGTTCCGCTTGCTGGCGGCTCGGGGTCAGGCGCTACAGCGGATCTAACGGTCTCCGGCGGGGTTATCACGGTCGCCACCATAAACGCTGCTGGAACCGGATACGCCAACGGCGACACGCTCACCATCACGTCCGCGACGCCAGGCACGCCAGGATCGATCCAGGGTGGAGCGATCGGCGCGGCTGGAACTGCCTACACGAACGGAACCTATACCAACGTCACACTGACTGGCGGCACCGGCTCGGGCGCGAAGGCAACCATAGTTGTTTCGGGCGGCGCAGTGACGACGGTCACGATCACGACTGCCGGTTCCGGGTACACGAAAAACGACTCTCTATCGGCCACGGCCGCATCGATCGGCGGCACAGGATCGGGTTTCACGTGGAGCGTGTCGCTCGTGTGCGGCGGCTTTGTCTACAACGTCGATTTTGTTCACGGCTACGCTTTCGATCCGCTCGATATTGCCGGCAAGACGGGCGCAGCGGATAATATCCAGTGCCTTGCTGCAATCCACGGCGAACTCTGGCTGATCGGCGAGCTGACAACCGAAATCTGGACCAATACAGGCGCCGCGGACTTCACGTTCGGGCGCATTCAGGGGGCCTTCATCAACCACGGATGCGTGGCCCCGTATTCACTGTCCCAGCAGGATGTTTCCCTGTTCTGGCTGACCCAGGACAGGCAAGGGAACGCAATCGTCGCTATGAGTTCTGGATACGCAGTCGAGCGCGTCTCCACCCATGCTATCGAACAGGATTTTCAGTCCTACTCCAAGATTGATGACGCCATCGGCTACTGCCACCAGATCGACGGCCACGCCTTCTACATTCTGACGTTCCCGACTGCGAACAAGACCTGGGCCTACGAGATGTCCACGAAGCAGTGGCACGAACGAGGCTCGCTTGATGGCAACGGCGTTCTCAACCGCCACCGGGGCAACGCATTCGCTTTCGCCTATGGTGAGGGGCATGTGGGCGATTTTCAGAATGGCGCGCTCTACGTTTTCGATCAGGATTATTATTTCGACGGGCAGACCGCTATTCCCAGGATCAGGACGCTGCCGCACCTCGTCGGCGAGGATAGCAACCGTGTCGAGTATATCCGTTTCGTTGCGGACATGGAGGTCGGGCAGTCGGTCGGCACCGTGGCATCGGACCCGCCGCTGATATCGTTACGCTGGAGCGACACGCGAGGGGCGACATATGGAAACCCCGTCCTGAGATCCATGGGCGCCACCGGTCAATACTACGTTTCCCCGCAATGGCGGAAACTTGGAATGGCCCGCGATCGGGTGTTCGAAATTTCGTGGTCAGCGCCCGTCCGAACGGCCTTGAATGGCGCATGGATTGAGATCAGGAAGGCAGCCTCGTGACCACCAGCAAGGCTCAATACGGCAGCCCCATTGTTCCGTCGTCGGCAGAACCGATCGGGCAGGGAGGAATTCTCGTAACCCCCGTCTGGCTACGGTTTTTCAACAATTTGGTCGGGTCTGCGCAGCCGATCATTCCGATAGCCACGACCGGATCGCCGTTCTCCTACACGGCTTCGGGGCGAGGTTTCGTCGCAATCACTGGCGGGACCGTCAGTGGAGTCATGCTCAAGCGGGCCGATACCACGATTGATATCTCTGGAACGACCATCCCGGTGATGAACGCCGACGTTGTGACGCTGACATATTCAGTGCCGCCGGTTGTATCGTTTATCCCTGGCTAGGAGCCACATGAAGTATTTTCAGCAGCTCGCCGCCGGCCTGAACGTCACGCCGGTTCTGAATGCGTTGCAGCGCCAGCCTGA